AAGTTTACAGTACCTATTGACGGTGATCAGAGTGCGGCAAGCCAAGGCTTGTTAATGCCAAAACTAAAATATCGTTTTAGAGCGAGTTTTGAAAACTTTGGTGTAAGCACACCTAGAACTGAAATGACAAAACAAGTAATGAATATAACTCGTCCTAGTGTTACATTTGAAGAGAATATAATTGATATTTACAACAGTAAAGTTTACTTAGTAGGTAAACACACTTGGGAACAAATCACAGTAAACTTACGTGATGATGTAAACGGTTCAGTTTCAAAATTAGTAGGCGAGCAAGTACAAAAGCAATTTGATTTTATGGAACAATCAAGTGCAGCTTCAGGTATAGATTATAAGTTTATTACACGTTTTGAAATATTAGATGGCGGCAACGGTGCTAGTACTCCTAACGTTCTTGAAACTTGGGAACTATATGGTTGTTTTATAGCAAATGTAAACTACAATGATTTAGACTATGCATCACAAGAACCAGCACAAGTTACTCTTAGTGTAAGATTTGACAATGCAGTTCAAACACCATTAGGTGAGGGCATTGGGTCAAGTGTAGCAAGAACAGTTGGACAGGTTGTAACTGGCTAATAGGAGTTAGTTATACATGGCTAGTGTTAATCCACTTTTAAATGGAATGACCTCTGACAAGACGGTTAGAGATTATAAACACGCATCTAAAACTTTTGTAGACAATAACTATGAGTTACAACCAAAATACAGTAACTTATTTCACGTTGTTTTTGAGTTTACACCAGATGCAGCTACATTATTTGATACAATACAACAATTAGAAATTCCAATACTTGTTAAAAGTGCAGACTTACCCTCTTACACATTAGATGTACAAACACATAATCAATATAACAGAAAAACACAAAGTCACCATAGTTTTCAATATCAGCCAGTGACGATACGCTTTCATGATGATGCAAAAGAAAATATAAGAAACTTATGGCACAAATATTATATATATTATAATGCAGATCCTACGTATGACTTAGACGGAAACAGTTATACAACTTCAGACAAGTACGCAAACAGAACCCAACAACAATGGGGATTACAAAGAGGTAACAAAAGATTTTTTAAAAATATAAAAATCTACAGTATGCACAATCATAAATTTGGTGAGTATACTCTTGTAAATCCTATAATCACTGCTTTTAGTCATGATCAACATGCTTATGCTAACGGCGGGTTAATGGAAAACACAATGCAAATAGCATATGAAACGGTTAAGTATGCTACAGGTTTTGTCAATAATGTTACGCCAAGGGGATTTGGTGATATACATTATGATGTAGAAGTTAGTGATTTAAGTGCAGACAATTTATCAATCGGAGAAGATAACGCATTTATAGATGGTTCAATTAGGACAACAACAGGTGAACGTCCTAAAGATTTATTTCAAGGTAATGTTATAGGTACAATTACAGATGCAGATATAATTTTTAATCAAACAAAGCCCATTGGAGCTGGTCTAATAACAGATACGATCAGTATTTTTGCTAATAATTTGCTTACAGGCAAAAAACCTACAAGTAACATTCTAGTTCCGGTTACCGGAGTAGCAGATAGACTTACTCAAGATTTTACTGGCACTGTTACAGATGGAATTATAAATTATGTTAGAGGTGAAAACACATCATCACAAACACCTAATAATAGTGATAAAACTCCTAGTAACGGTATAGTCTTTTCATTAGGTGAAATGATACAAACTACAAAAAATAACATAGTAAAAGATGTTCCATTTTTAAAAGGCTTTGCTACACAAGTCCCTAATCCTGGTACACAAGCGGTGGCAAATAAAATCAGTGATACTCGAACAACTGGTGCAAAATCCAGTGCAGTCCAAAAACCTTTTAACCAAATAGACGTGGTAACATAATATGGCACAAGATACAAATTTACCACTAGTACAAGCTGCAGATAATTTTGATCAAAGAGTGCAGGATTATTTTACAAACTATTTCACAAATCAAATCAGTATGACTGACATGGAGTATGAAGCAGCAAAAAGTTTTTTTGTAGCAAGAACTGCAAATACTGATTCAGCCGCAGCACTTACTGCAGCAACAATACAAGCTGCCAACGAACTTAATGTAAACATATTAGATATTATACAACAGTTTGAAAGTGTTGCTGATTTAAAAAGTGCAGTACCTACCTTTTTAAATTTAAGTAGACGTAGTTCAAGTTTACTAGGTTACGAACAAAACATTACTCCAAATGAAAATATAGCTAGACAAATAGAGGCTTAATATGTTTAGTCGTAACAAGTTTGCAAACGGCATATACGAAATGAAAAATCCACAAAAATATAGTGGAAACAAATTTCCAAGATACAGAAGTGGTTGGGAACATGCATTTATGCGTTTCTGCGATAACCATCCAAGTGTTGTAAACTGGGCAAGTGAAGCAATACAAATACCTTATCGTAATCCATTGACAGGAAAAGGTACAGTTTATGTACCTGATTTTGTTGTAATGTATCAAGATAAGAACGGTAAAAAACATGCTGAGCTTATTGAAGTAAAACCAAAATCTCAAACTGTGCTAACAGAAAAAACACGTAAACAAGAAAAACTTGCAATTGCTATTAACCATGCAAAGTGGGAAGCTGCTGCAAAATGGGCAAAGCATAAAGGCCTACGTTTTAGAGTTGTAACTGAAGAAGATATTTTTCACAACGGTAAACGTTAGTAAATAAGTACTAGTATTAATAACTAGGGACCCACATGACAAAAAAATTAGAAGAACTTTTTAACGTTGAAGTTAGCGAAGAAATGCCTTTGTCTAAGGAAGAAAGTGAAAAAACTATAGATAATGTAACTGCAGAAGATATACCTGAATTGCAAACTGCTATGGCAAATGTAGATAAGATAGATGCTGCTTTGCCTAGTGTACGAGAGCTTGATACTAGTGATAAAGAAATGGATGACATTGCAGATTTAGCAAAAGATACATTTAAGGATCTAATGGACTTGGGTATGAATGTAGAAGCACGTTTCAGTGGTGAAATATTTAACAATGCAAGTCGTATGTTAGATACTGCCTTAAGTGCAAAACAACACAAAGTGAATAAAAAACTGCGTATGGTAGATTTGCAAATTAAAAAAGCAACACTAGATGCAAAGCTCGCTAAACAAGCAAGAGAAAATGGCGATGATTTAGAGGATGGGCAAGGTCATGCTATAGATCGTACACAATTGTTACAAGAAATATTAGGACGTAATACACACAAAAAGGAATAAATACATACATATAAAAGGATCACAAAGATGAAAAGTTTTAAAAGTTACCTTGTAGAAAGTGAACAAAAATATAAGTTTCGTATTAAAATGGCTGAAATGTTAGATGACGAAACAATGAATAAACTAGAATCTGCATTAGAAAAATATGAAGTTGCTAGTATAAGCAAGCCTAAAAAGACTCCAATACAAGAGCATCCTATGGATTTTCAAACTTTAAAAAATGCAGAAGTTTTTATAATGGATGCAGAATTAAATTATCCTGTTACTGCTTATCAACTGTACAGCTATATTACTGAAGTAGTAGGTGTACCTGCAAGTCACTTAGTTGTTATTAACAGTGATCATCCAGAAGAAATTGCTCGTGAAGAAGCAATTAAAGAAGAAGGTGATGAGTATAGTGCAAAATTAGATGATCCAGATTACAAAGATGCAAAAACTGTAAAAGCAGAAGATAGTTTTGGCGACAAGTATAACGAAAATATGCTTAAAGGATTAGAAACCCGAAAGTATGAGTTTGAAAAGGCAAAGTAATGAACGACTTATATAAAGCAATAGATTCTTTAAAAGATATTATAGCAGAAGAGGAATCTACTATTAATGAAAAGATTGACTTAAAAACAGGTTATTATACTGGTACAAATATAACACCAACTAAATTACAGTTAGATCGTTTGAAAAAAAGAGGCCTTGTACCACAAGATTACCAACTTCCTAAAAGAATTAGTAAAACAAATCCTAGTGCTAGACCGTTCATAGACTTTCTAAATAAGTTAGGTAATAAAGTTAGTAAAAAAGGTGAAAAAATATTCCCTAAACAGATTGGAAAACAACCTGACGTTTCACAAGGATCTACTATTGCGAAAGCACCAGCTCCTAAAGACAGTGATATATCACAAGGATCTACTATATCTAAAACGCCAATGAGAAAAAGCAAAGTAAAAGCGACTGCAGCTAATACAAAAAATTACGATAGTACACTAGCTCTACAAAAGTATTTAATATCAAAAGGTGCTAAAATAGATGCTGATGGTATTATGGGTCCACAAACAAGAGCTGCAATGAAACAGTTCGGACAACCAGGTGCAACACCAATTGCTAGACCTAAGACAACACCAAAGAGCGGTGGTCCAGATAGAAGATTTGCTACAGGTCCTGAAATAGATATGCCAGATACAATAGGCAAAGTAAATCCTAAAACACCTTATAAAGACATTGATAAATTGCGTGGACCTGATAATAGAAATAGATTTACAGGTTTACCTATGGCACCTAACATGTATAAAAAAGATCCAGAAGGGAATTATAGTATAGCCCAAGGCCCAAAGCAACCTGAGAAAAAAGTTGGCGATGATTTTATAAATCAAATTGCAAATTCTTTTGGAGACATATTTAAAGGCGTAGAGAAAAAAGGCAGTG